AGGCGAATTGCACGGGGAGGGGAACATGCCCAATAAATACATCGACATGACCGAAGCCCAGGACGCGATGGCGGAAGTGATCCGTGCGTCTCGCGCGGGCGTGAGCGACGCGGAGCTGGCCATGCACATCGCGGACACGTTCGGCGGCATGGCTGGCATGGCCAATGAGTTCAAGTTGACGTTCGACGCCACGCCTCAAGGCTCGAAAAACCGCATCACCATGCTCGGTCAGGCGATGAAGCTGATCGAGTCGGTCTCGGCGCGGCAGGAACAACACAGCCAGACTCAGACGCTTGAAGAGTGCCAGGCCGCATTGGCCGAGGAGTTGAGTCGTTTGCAGGAAGACGCCTAGTGTCGAAGCGGGTTTTGGACAACCTGGACGCCGTGCTGCCGAAATCGCGCCGCGTGGCGGAACTGGCGGCCCGCATCGCGGAGTTGAAGGCCGAGGGATTGGCGCTCTTCCGACCGCTTCCCGCGATGGCGGGCTTTCACGAGTGCCGAACCAAATGGCGGATCATCGACGGCAGCAACCGAAGCTCGAAAACCCTCAGTGGATGCGTCGAGGACGCGCGGGCGTGGTGCGGTTGCGACCCCTTCGACAAGTATCCGCGCGCCAGCGGCAAGTCGCTGGTGGTGACGCTCGACCGCGACAACATCGGCATGCTCTGGCGGAAGCTGCGGGATCCCGGCGAGTTCAAGTGCATCCGGGACGAGAAGACGGGCGTATTGCGCGCGGTGCGTCCGGACCCGAACGACCCTTCGCGGTTGGACCCCTACGATCTGGCGTATTGCGAGAAATGGGTGGATTCACCGCCGCTGATTCCCGACCGCATGCTGCCGCGTGGGAGCATTACGTGGGAAATCAGCGGTGTTGTCCCCAGGACCGTGAAGTTCGCGACGGGATGGCGGGTGCTCTTTCGCTCCAGCGGTGGCGCGGCCAAACCGCCCCAGGGCGATAACTACGACCACGGCCACATCGACGAACAGATCGGCGGACAGGACTTTTTCAACGAACTCTCGCGTGGCCTGGTGCAGATCGCCTACAGTCCGCGCCATATTCCACGGGCCTACTGGACGGCGACCAGCCAGGTAGTGGACCCAAACCTGCTGGACTTGCGCGACCGGGCCGACCAAGGGGCAAAGGACGTCACCGCGTTTAAGGCGTTGATCGCCGAGAATCCCTTTATTCCCGAAGAGGAAAAGCGGGCGTTTTGGGACAGCTTGAGCGAAGAGGAACGCGAGGTCCGCTACCTCGGCCACTATGCGATACACGGGCGGCGTGTTTATGGAGAATACCACCCCAACGGCATCCACGGTTGCGAACCGTTTGCGATTCCGAACGACTGGTGCGTCTATGTGGTATTGGACCCGGGAACACAACACTGTGCGACGTTGTTGGCGGCGGTCGATCCCGAGGAAAAACACGTCTGGGTCTATGACGGGTTCGACATCGCCCAGCGCGACGCGACGCTCTGGGCCGAGACGCTGGCCCAACACTTGCAAGGCCGCCGCCCGTATGCGTTGATCTGCGATCAGCAGATGGGACGCCAGCATACGGTGGGCGATTCCATCACGGTGGCCCAGAAGTATTTCGAGCCGTTGGAGATGCACGGCGTCGTTCCGGAAACACTGGGGCCGCTGGCGGGTTTCTTCCCAGGATCGAACGACGTGGCCGCCCGAGAGCAATCCCTGTTGGGGTGGCTCAAAGTGAGAGGCTATGGGTTTGGGGCGGGGACGCCTCGATTGCAGGTGGTGAAGGGGTGTTCGCCGAAGCTCGACAAGCAGATGAGCCGTGCGGCCTACGACGACAAGAACCCGAACCAACGCAGCAAACGCATTGCCCAGGACTTGGTGGTCTGCTTGGAGTACCTGGCGGCGTTCGACCCCGGCTATCACGCGCCGAAGCCCCTGGAAGCGAGAAAACCCTTCGACCTCGTAGCCTACGTGCGTAGTCTCGGCGGTTTCGGCGATGCGTCCCAAGCCGCCATGTTTCGGTAACCCCTTTTGTGGAGACCTCTCGTGAGTAAAGAAGCGACCCTTCCGAAGCCCCCCGCCAAGCAACCTGTTGCGGAGCCGTGGCGCATGCCGCCAGCCCATCCCGGCGAGTTCATTATGTGGTCGTCAGACGGCACGGAGTCGTCGATGCGGCCCGCCGTGGTGGTTCGCGTGAACACGAAGAGCGTGGACGGATACGTATTCGGCGCGGGCAACCGTGGCGGGATGCGTCATGTGGACGACCCGCGCGTCAAGCGGAACCCGGACCAGATCGTCGAGTTTGGCGTGTGGAAGCACGCGGACGCGGGTCGTCGTCTGGTCAAGATCGAGGAATTGATCGTGGACCTGACGGCGCGGGTGGCCGCGTTGGAGTCCCAACGCTAACGAGGTAGTGGCATGAGCGTGCTCGGCTCCATTCAGGAATTGTGGCTTGCGCAGATTGAACGCGCCCGTCAGGTCAAGAAAACGCAGTTCGATGAGAGCGCGGACCGTTGCTGGCGTTATTACGGCGACGGGACGCACAAGTTTCTCTACGACGAGCGCCGGGTTCGCGGCGGCGGGGGCATTGCGATGCCGCGATTCCCAGTGACCGTGAACATGACCGCCGAGTTCGTGCGGATGATGACTCCCTACCTGCATAGCCGCGCTCCGGTTCGCGTGGTTTCGCCGCGAACGCCCCCGCTTCCGGTCGAGTTAGCGCAGTTTTTGCCTCCCACGCGGCCCGCCGATGAGATGCGGTCGCAGTTGATGCAATGGCTGCTCAATTACACGCCGGACATGTTCGACTATCGAACCTTGGCGCGCACCAGCGTCACGGAATCGCTGGTGCGCGGACGCGGCATTGTCTGGCACGAGATGGAGCGGGGGCTGTGTGGATCGTTCCCGGACACGACGGACAATTTGCTGTTGGACCCGGACGCGGAGAGTCTGCGCACCTGCGCTTACGCCATACGCATTCGACGCCGCCCCGCATGGCAGGTTGCCCGCGATTTCGGCTTGGACGCGGCGAGACTCAAGGCGGCCTATGACTCGCGTCAAAACGAGTCGCGACGCGAAACGGTGTTGGATGACGTCGGCGCGAGCGACTGCATTACCTATTACGAAGTGTATTCCCGCATGGGCACGGGGGCGCGATTCCTGGGCGCGTCCGAGGAATTGCGCCGCGTCGCGCCGATGTTGGAGCAGGCGGGCGAACACGTCTACCTGGCGATCTTGCCAGGCTTCGGATTGCTGAATTTGCCCGAGGAATCGCTTTCGGACGCCACCACGGTCGAGGAGATTCAGACGCGGTTGGCGTGGCCGATTGCGTTCTGGGGCGATTACGTGGACCCGTGGCCGTTCACATGCCTGGACTACTACCCGCACCCGAGGCGGTGTTGGCCGAGCCCGCCCCTGGAGCCAGCGCTGCCGTTGCAGGCGTTTTTGGACTACGCCTACAGCTATGTGATGACTCGTTTGCGGAGCACGGCGCGCGACCTGATTCTGACAAACAAGGCCTTGGAGGAGCCGGTGCGCAACGCCATCCTCTACGGCGAAGACCAGTGCGTCGTGCCGAGCGAGTCCATGTCGTCCGAGATCGACGAGTTGGTTCACATTCTCAAGTTTCCGCCGGTCAACCGGGATATGTACGAAGTGCTGGCACTGGTGGAGCGGCGGTTCCGCGAGGCGACCGGGCTGATCGAATTGGCCTACGGCAACGTGCAGCGGCAGATGCGAAGCGCCTCGGAAGCGCAAGTGCTCCAGCAGAACATGAGCGTCCGTCCGGAAGACCTGGCCGACTGCGTCGAGAACTGGCACTCCCGGGTGGCGTCAAAGGAAGCGATTGCCACGAGACTCTACGTCGACGGAGAGACGTTCGCGATGCTAGCGGGCGAGCGAACTCCGGAAGGCGCTCCCGCTCCTGGGCCACTCGCACAAGCGTGGTCGGCCTTGGTGACGACGCAAGACCCTTACGACGCCGCCTCGCAGATGCTCTACACGGTCGAGGCGGGATCGGGACGGAAGAAGAACCTGGCGAAGCAGCAGGCCGACATTACCGAAGCCATGAATTTCATGTTCGGCCCGTCGATGCAGTATTACCAGGCGACGGGCGATCCGACGCTTATCAACGGACTGCTCGACGAGTGGGGCGAATCGCGGCAGGCGGACGTCACGCGGATGCGGCTTCCCGACCGCCGCATGGAAATGATGCAACAGCAGATGGCCGCGCAACAGCAACAGCAAGAACCCCAACCACAACCCCAAGCAGGTTAAACGATGATTGCCGAATCCCCCTATCCGGTCATCGACGACGATCCCGCGATTCAGGACGCCTATGTGGCGATGCGGGAAAATGGCCAGAGCCACAAGATGGCGGAAATGCTTGCGACGCGCAGCGCTCCGGGCCTCAAGACGGACACGCGATTCGCCGCAAGATTGGACGCCAACGCCGACGTGCCCGCGCGTTATCGCCGCATGGCCAAAGCCGCTGGCGTGGTCACGGACGGCAAGCAGTATATGCGTCAACTGGCGGCGTTCCCCGGCGACCCGCAAGCGTGGGTGGGCGGCAGCGACGACGTGAAACGGGTCTGTAAACATCGCGGTTGGGGATGCGACGGCGCTGTGGACATGAAGCCGGTTGTCAAGGAGACCCCCGACGATAAGCCGTACACCGTGGCGGAAAGTGTCGTCGATCAGGAGATGGCGTTGTTGTCTACCAAAGACTACGGCATGGTGTCGACGCCGAAAAAGCGAAAAGCATTGCGTGAATACACCCGCGAACGCCTCAGTGGACGCGGGTGATTCTCTCCGTCGTCAAAGGCTGGATCGGTATTAGTCAGTAGGCATAGCCATGTCCCTCGCCCTCAACGGAACCAATCAGTATTTGACAATTGATGACGCAACCTCGCTTCACCTTGGTGAGACGTTCGCGTTTGGCGGATGGATAAAGGTTGCGAGCAATTCCGGTAGCTCCTATCAGTTTCTCTACAACCGATATGGCTCCGGAACGGATTATATTCAGCTAATCCTTGGTGAGTCGGGCGTTGGCGCAAACGCCAATTTGCTCTGGTTTTACGCGGCTGACGGCGGCCAAAGCATATCGGTGAAGTCGGACAACACGGTCGGCCAGTCCACCGCATGGCAACACATACTCGTGGTGGGCAATAACGGCGTGGTGACGCTGTACGTAGATGGCGAGGCCAACGGCACGGCGACAAACGAAAGCCTTCCCGCAATTCAGCAGAGCGCCGACGTGTATCTCGGCACACGATACGATCAAGACTCAGTGAGGTTTTTCAACGGTAGGCTTGCTGATTGGGCCAAGTGGAATTCGATGCCGAGTGAATCCACGAGAACCGCTTTAGCCGGTGGCGTTTCTGCCGGCAATTATGATCCAGTATGGTGGAGAAAGTTGCTCGATAACTCGACCGACGGCGTGGGCACGCTTTCGATCACGGAAGCGAACTCGCCGAGCTACGACGCGGCGGACCATCCGGTAAGTTACGGCGTCGCCGCCATGGCTCTGGAAAATCAATTTGTTGCTCCGTTTCTGCGTTCGCAATTCGTGAGGTAGCCGTGAAACAACTCGACTCGGAAAATGCGGATCGTGACCTCACGTCTCTGGTGACGGTGCTGACCCACACGCCCTCGGCCACCGTGCCGATGCGTTGCCAGGCATTGGTTCAATTCGGCGACGGGACAAAGAACCTCGACGGGACGGGCGGCGATTTTGAGATTGTGATAACCGTTGGCGGGCAGACGCTAGAGCCCTCGCCGCAAACGGTGACGTTTTCCACGGCGGTTCGCGCGCAAGTATTCACGGCGGAATTCCCCGTTCCTGCCAATGCTGAAGTCGTTATTAAGGCCCTCTCGCCCAATGCGGCGGACACCGACGTGGACGTGACGGCGATACTGTACGATGTCGAGTCGGTCACGCTGGCCGACGACGCGATTATGGCGGGCACGTTCGATGAAACCACGGCTTATCCGCTCAAGTCGGCGGACACGGGAAACACGGCCCTCGCCCGCACGGGCGCGGACAGTGACACCCTCGAAACACTGAGCGACCAGCTTGACGGCACGGCGCAGACCACCGCGTTACCCGCTAATTTCTCTTCGCTGGCGATCGACACGGACGGTTGCGTCTCGGCTGACATCGTGAAAATTCGCGGGAGTGAACTGGCGGCCAAAATGCTTGCGGCGCGGAACTACGCCTATCTGGACGACCAGGTAGTGACCGTTGAGCTGGCGGCAGGTGACACGGACGCGCAGAAGTTTGCGAAATTCAAAGCAGCCTATGCCGCCGCAAAAGCGTTGACTCCTGGTGGGAATGCCCTTTCCGCTACGAACAGAGCGGTCGTCAAATTCCCGGAATCGCACTACTACACAGGCGACGAAGAGTTCACGTTTGACGGCAACTACGTGGACCTCTGCGCGATTCGGCCAATGTCGGGCGGACACCGTCTGCCGACCGACCACGACATGGCCGACGGGACTACCTCGCTGGATACATTTCGCCCGTCGCCCACGTTGTTTTACACCGACGTCGCGGGAAAAGACACGCTTCGGCAATCCGCAACCGACGTGCGGATGACGGGGTTTTCCGTGGCGCAGCTTTCCGGCGCCTCTGAATCGGGATCGTATCACGGGCTGAATGTTACCTGCGAGGATAACGCGCCAAGTGGCTACGACCTAATGTATTTCTGGCACAAAGCTCCATATTCCGA